AGCGGCCGGCTCGATCGTCGCGGACGGCACCGGCGTGTTCTACACGGATCTGCCGCTGCCCACATCCGGCGACTGGGCCGTGCGGGCCACCTGCGCCACGCCCACGGCCAGCGCGGTTGAAATTGGGTTCTCGGTCCTGCCGTCTGCGGTGCTGGCATGAGCGGCGCCGGCGAGCCGTGGCACCTGGACAAGCGGGTGCCGCTGGCGCTGATCCTGTCGCTCAGCGTCCAGACGGGCGCCATGGTGTGGTGGGCCGCGACGCTGAGCGCGCGAGTGGACGATCACGACCGGCGGATCGAGCGCGTCGAGGCGGCCGGCAAATCCCAGGCGGACGAGTCGCGGAAGATGGCCGAGGCGCTGGTGCGGCTAGACGAGCGCATGGCCGGGCAGACGGCGATCCTTCAACGCATCGAGGCGCAGATCGCGCGCCGGCAATAGGAGAGACACATGCAGGATGTGGCAATCGGGCTGCTGCGGCACGCGCTTCAGCTTATCGGCGGCGTGCTGATCGCGCGCGGCGTGGTGGATGGGCCGGGATGGGATCTGGTGGCGGGTGCGGCGACTTCGGCGGCGTCGGCGGGGTGGTATCTGTGGGGGCGCCGCAATGCTGACCGCCCGTGACATGCAACGCCTTTCGGGTGTCCATCCCGATCTCGTGCGCGTGATCTCGCGAGCGCGCGCGTCGGCGGATTTTATCGTGACGGAGGGCCTACGCACTCCAGAACGCCAGAAGCAGCTCGTCGCCGCCGGGGCCTCGCAGACGATGCACAGCCGCCACCTGACGGGTCATGCGGTGGACGTGGCGGCGCTGGTGGATGGCGTCGTGCGGTGGGACTGGCCGCTTTACGACCGCCTGGCGCTGGCGGTGAAGCGCGCGGCGGTGGAGGAAGAGGTTGCCATCGTCTGGGGCGGCGACTGGCCGAAATTTCGCGACGGACCGCATTTTGAGCTGGATCGGCGGCGGTATCCGGCGGCGTAGGGCGGGGGGTCATCCATCGGCATCCCCGAGGGCGCGGATGGCGGCGGCGATGGACGATGCAGTGCGTTTAGCACCCGGTGATTGCGCCATGCTGTTACCAACGTCGGCAAGTTCCGCACACCGCTCCCTTTCCGCCTTGGCAATCAGCGGGGCCACGGCGGCGAGGGCGGCATCAATCAGATTGCCCATCTCTCCGCCGTGCATGCGAATACCCAACTTCTCAGCATTTCGGCTAGCGGCTAGCCAAGCGCGATTGCTCCACACTTCCGGCACATCCTCCTGCCTCATCGCCCGACCTCCCGGTAGCAAAATTCACCGTGCATTTGCACGGCTGCCGTTTGATACATTATCGCGGCTTCTTCTGCCGTCGCGAACAAGCCCAAATAATGATGACGGCCATCAACGCCTATTGTAGCGCGCCATTTTTGCGTGCTTTTGTCAAAGCTAACCCCCTTGTATCCGGAAGTATTAGAGCGCGGCTTCCCTCTATTGCGTTGATTTTGTCCAATTGTAGCAGCGCGCAAATTGACCCATCGGTTGTCGTTGGGGATGCCGTTGATGTGGTCAATTTCTCCATCAGGCCACGATCCTGTCATGTAGGCCCATGCAAGGCGGTGCGCTTTGTAAGTGCGCTTATAAATTTCTATGCGAACATACCCCTTCTCATCTCGCCACCCTGCGGCCTTCCCCGCGCGACGGGTGTTGTCGCTAGCCCTTGCCCCCTCCCGAAACTTCCAAAAGAAACACCCTGTTTCTGGCTCGTAGCGGAGCAGCGCCAGAATCTCATGCGGCTCGCATCGGCCTTCATTCGTAGTCATTCGGTGTCGTCTCCTTACAGTGTCTAGCCCGTTACTAAGCGGCGCCTACCCTGCAAGGTGTTGATTCTTTAGGTGTGCGATATGTTCATGACGTATATTGCACGCATTGGAATCAAAACCCTACGGGGTAATTTTCGACCGTTGCGAACCGCGATTGACGGCCCGCTCGGCCAGCTTCTCACGGTTCACGCTCTCCGTGTAGTGCTGCACCATCCCCAGCGTCTTGTGGCCGGTCACGGCGGCAATCTCGTGCGTGGTGGCGCCATCGGCGGCGAGGCTGGCGGCGACATACTTGCGGATGCCGTGGATGCCCAAGCCTGCCAAGCCAATCTTGGCCAGCGCGCGGCGTAGCTGCTCCGTCAGGCGCGGCGCCTTCCACGGCTGGCCGCGTGCATCGTGCAGGATGGTCAGCGTCGTGGCCTCTCGGCGCCATGCGTCGAGTTCCGCGCGCAGGGTAGGGGATACGGTCAGCACCATGGCTTGCCCCGTTTTCTGCTGGGTGAACCGCAGCTTGTGCCCGTCGTAGGCGTCCCACCGCAGCGCGCACAGGTCGCCCCGGCGCTGGCCTGTATGGGCTGCCAGCACGACGGCACGGCGCAGGGGTTCGCGCAGCTTGCACACGGCGGCGGCAACCTGATGTTCGTTCCAAGCCGGGAAGGCGCCACGCGGCAGGGCCTTGATGCGAACCACGGGCGTGGTGTCAATCCACTCCCTATCGACGGCCCAGGAGAACAGCGCGGAGGCGGCCCGGAGGAAGCCCGTAGCGGCGCCGTTGCCGCGTGCCTGCGCCACGGCATCGCGCACGGCCAACACGTCGCGGCGGGTGATATCGGCAACCAGCGTGGCGGGGTCGGCTTCAAGCACCTTGAGGTAGACCTTGTAATTCGCCTGTGTGCTGGCGGCCAGGCGGTGCCATTCAGGACTGGCCTTGTATGCGAGGATGAGGGCCCCGACCGTCTCGGCCCCGAAGCGCGGCTTGCGTGGCCTTCGTGCCTTGTATCTGGACGGCATGGACGGCTCCTGTCAGCGGTCGGCGTGACGGTGCGGCAGGGGTCATGGCGGCGTCAAGCGCGGCGCGGTCCCAGCGCAACAGGCGCGGGCCTAGGGCTGCGGACGGCTTCGGGAGCGTGCCAGCCTTGACGCGACGGCGGAACGTGTCAGGTGCCAGGCCGATGTATTCCGCCGCCGCGTGCATGTCGAGCCAGCGGGGGTTAAGCATGGGGGGGCGCTTTCGCAAACGCTCGATACACAGCATCCACGGCGCGGTAGATGCGGTGCCGCGCCTTAATCTGCATGCCCTCACCGACTGCCGCAATTTGTGCGTCGGTCATTGCGCTGGACGGCAGCACTGGCACGGCCTCTCCGCGCGCCACAGCCAACAAGAGCCGTTGATTTGCAATCCGCCGGCAATCGTTCCGCGTTCGCTCGGTGACTGAAAGCCAATAGGCTTCCGGGCTGTCGGTGCGTTTTTCAGGGTGATAAAACTCTGCCCAGCACAACGCGCACGCCAAAGCCTCGCGCGCGGTCCATGTCACGTCTGCCGGCCTCTCACTCATCCGCCACCTCGCGGGGCTGGTGTTTCCGGTTCAGTTGGTCGGCGTATGCCTGCGCATGTTCTCGGCGCGCAAAGATGTACACGCCACCTTGTGCAGTGCCGGCGGCTTCACAGGTGCCGCGCTTGACGTAGTACCGCCCCTTTGCCCAAACGCCCGGTTTCCATCGAGCCTCGCACGTCGCGCGCTCACTGGGCATGGTGCGGCTCCGCGATGGCGGCTGCGGCGGCCTTGGCAAACGCCATGCAGCCCGGCTCATCACACTCGGGGTTGGGCCACAGCACGTTGCCAGCGAAGGCGCTGTCGTAGCATGGTGGCTCGCCCATGTAGGCGCACCGCTCCCGGCAGATGGCGCGGGCCATGCGGTCAACAACCTCCGGCGGGCGGCATTCGGCGCTCATTCCCCCACCTCCACCGCCAGCGCGCGGACTGCGGCGAGAGCGTCGTTACGACCAATCCGGCGCTCGTTGGCATAGACGCCCATGGCGTTGTCGAATGGCTCATCCTTCGGCACCTCCCGCAGCACCAGGCCCCCGGCGTCGTGGCACGCGCGGATGGCGGCGCGGGCAAGGCATCGGGCAACGCGGCCCGGCATCTGGATGCCCATGTGCTCGGCTTCATAGGCCATTCTATCGGCCATCGCCTCCGCAATGTCGGTCATGTCCGGTCCTCCAGAACGGCGCGGGCTTCGTCTACGGGGGCTAGGTCACGAGCCCGGCGCAACGCATTGCCCGGCGTGAGAATACTCCCGCTGTATTCGCGCATTACGTAAGCTTCCAAGTCATTGGCGCATTCCCGCAACGCCCCCTCCAACCGCCGCACCCTTGCCCGCAGCGCCTCGGCCTCGGCGTCCCCGGCCCGGCGGTTCCAGGCGGCGAGGGCTTCGGCTTCTGTGCCGCACACAGGCCCCTCGGCGTGGCAATGGCCGCATTGCGTCCAATACATCCCCTGAGTCCCCGAACCGCGCATGACGACAAGCGGCGAGGCGCAGAAATCACACTCCCGCAGCGCGCTCATGCGTCACCTCGTGCGCGGATGCGCTTCTCAATCGGCTTCATCAGCTTGTCGGGGGTGATGCTGCCATTCCACGCGCCAAAGCGGTCCAAGGCTGTGCGGGCGTTGACGATGCACGCCTCCCTCTCATCCGCCCGCACCACCGGCTCGGCTGCGGTGAGGGCGGCGACAGCGCAATCACGGCATGTGCATAAATCCGGTTGGTCGCGGCATTGATCTCCTGGCCAATCGCAATCTCGGGCGGTGCCGATAGCAATCCGCATCCGCTCCAGCAGCGCCTCGCGTTCAGGGTCGGTCATTCCCAGAACCTCCTTACCGCCAGCACCACCAGCGAGCCCACGGCCAGCCACCCGATGCAGCCGACCAGCACCCACCCCACCACCCACCACCGCGCGGGCGGGGCGTCGTCATCCGGCAGCGTCGGGGCGTCGTGCCGGGCCGCTTCTTCGGGGGTCATGACGCGGCTTCCTTCGTCCGCGCGTCCGCCGCCAGGAATGCTGCCTCTACGTCGTTCGACAGATCCGGCCGCTTGTCCTTGAGCCATCCGCGCTGTTTCCGCACCGTCGCGTCGTCTGCCAGCGCGAACAGAGACGCAGCGTCAGCCACCGCGTCGAGGCGGGCCACCAGATCGGCGGCGGCTTTGGCGGCTTTGTCGTCGGGCGGCTCGATCTTCAGCGGCTGCACCGTGAACGGCTTGCGGGACTTGCGAGACTCTGCCAACGCCAGCGTTATGGCACGCTCCAGGTGGCTCATCGCCGAAATGCGGATACCGCCCACCTGCGCGCCGCCGAACGTCACGGCGGGATCTCGGTAGAGCGTCACCGATCGGCCGACATACGCCGCGCCGTCCGGCCCCCAGCAATGCACCAACACGCGGCGCATGGACTTGGACGGCCGCCACGGTTTGCCAACATCGCCGTCAAAGTGGATCGTCACGGGCTGCTCGGCGCCAGGATCGGCCTGCACGTCGGTGATCCGTATGGTGCGCGGCCCGGCCAGCAAATCATCAGCCGTCAGTTGGTCTGATTTGGCGAGGATCGTGTCTGTCAGATCAGTCACGCGAAGATCTCCGTCTCTATGCGCCGCTCCGTCGCCACCAGCCGCGCGCCGTCCGCAGATAGCGCGTCGCGATACGCCTCCAGCCGATCGGCCAACGCTTCCTCGAACACTAACGCGGCTTCTACGATGGCGGCTTGCACCGTCTCATCGGGCCACACGCGGATCACGGCCATCGGCATCCCGGCGCAGTAGCTCACGTAGTCGAGCCATTGCCGACCGCTGATGAGCAGGCCGGCTTGGCACTGCAAGACGTGCTCGATCGGCACCGCGCCAGCGATGATCGTCTCCGTCTGGTATTTTTGGCGACGAGATTTGCACTCGATCAAACCGTCATCGCCCACCAGTCCGTCCGGCGAATAGCCGAGGGTGAAGTCGTCAAAGTCGCGCGTGATGAAACCGAGCTCCGTTACCGGCGCGTAGTGGCGAGCATAGAGCGCGCGCGCCTCGATCTCGTCGGCTTGGCCGCGCAGCATGTCGTCGCTGATGAACTGCGGCTCGACGTGGCCGGTGATGCGCTGTGCAAGGAGGTCGAACAGGTGGCCTTCTGCCTTTGTTGGCTTCAGCGTCTTGGCCGACATGACCGCGTTCATGCTGCTGGCTGTGAGGCGGCCTAGCCTGAGCTCGTGCCAGGCGTCGGTGCCTTGGATTATGTCGGGGTGGTGGGTAATCACTGGCCACGCTCCGGGATGAACATGATGCACAAAGGCAGCACCGGCATGGCGGCCCAATGCGTCCACATGCCGATCGGCGTGACGACGCCAGCCACCATCAAATTGCCGGGCAGCCGCGTGCCGGTGCGAACGATGGAACCGTCCGTGATCAGGCACTCATGGCCCTCCGGCATGCACTCGACTTCGCGCCACTCGACGGTGCTGGTCATGCCAGTCTCCGGCCGCGTGGCGCGCGTCAACGCCTGCTCGCCTGTCGGAGTGATGTTGTAAGTGGGGATCTTGAACTGCTCGGAGTAGCAGACAGCAATCCAGCCGTTATCCAGCATGCGCCGCAGGATGCGCTTGCTCGGCTGCTGCGCCTGCTTCGGCCGCGGCGTGCGCGGCGACAAAAACAGCAGATACTTTCGCTCCGTATCGGTCATGTGCTCCATGCTCACCGCCTCCACCAGCGCACCGACCGCTGCGGCTGGCGCTGCTGCTGCGCCATCTCCACATCGTCAGCAATTTCCGAAACGGCCCACACCACGCCGCGCAGCGCCACGAGCTGCCGCGACGTCAACCGCGCGAACTCGCCGGCCTCGAGCATTTCGTTCAGCGTCTCAGCCACACGCCGCGCGCGATCCTGCGGCGCACCGTCTGGCGACATGATGCTGTGCAGAATTGGCCTGATATCCGACACGTGGTTCATGCAAGCACCGCCGCGACCGCAATGAAGGTTGTGAGGAGGCACGCGATGGTCAGCACCACGCCGATCCACGGCGGCGAGCCTTCGCGCAACGTCGTGGCCACCGTCTCGTGGCCGACGATGTAGGTAGCCAGCGCGCAGAGGAGCGCAGGCCCGATCAGGAGCAGGTCCGTCACTGCACAGCCCTCCGCGGCGCTTCCAGGCCGATCGGCAGCACCAACGGCAGGCGCTGCTGGCGGGCCTCGCGAGCCGCGCGCAGGATTGCAATGGCGATCGCCTCAGCCTTGTCGGCGGGCCACGCCATGGCCTGGATCTGATAGCCGGCGCTGTCCTCGACCTGCTCCGTGACGATGATGTCGCCGCCGTCGCCAACCTCAATGTCAAGCGTGTGCAAGAGGTCGATGTCCGGTTCGGACTGGAGAATGAGGAGCGTCACAGCGCGGCCTCCAAGCTGCGCCGCGCTTCGTCCAGCGCAGCGCCGATCGCCGCGTCGATCGCCGCATGTTCCGCGACGTGATCCGCCCAGCTCACCGTTTCCGTGCTGTCAAACGTCCAGGGGTGGCGGCGCAGTTCGGCCAGGAACACGGCGCTGGCGGCACGGATCGCCGTCAGGGCTGCGATGTCAGCCGGCGTTGCGGCGTAGAGCGGGGGTTCGGGGAACCACGTGCCGCCGACGGTTTCGTCGTAGCGGCGCGCGGAGAACGAGTCCGGATAGGGCATTATGAAGCCCTCCCAACACTGCGCCGATAGGCATCGGCGGCCGCCTCAACGCGCTCAGCCATTACTGCAGCGGCTGCGTCATAGCTCCTTCCGGCCGAAAACGCCTCCGCCCCCTCGCGCCACACAGTATCGCGAACGCGATGGCCGTTGCGAACATGACCGCCGGTAATAGCCACAAACGCGGCGGCATCTTCCGCATATTTGAAAGCGGCAACGTATTCGTTGTCGCGATAAACCTTCCAATCCGGGCTTGCAGCCATGAGTGCCTCCGTGGTGGTGGAGGCAACTTAGCCATTCTAAGTTAGGGCGTCCAGAGAAAAACTAAGGCGAGCTAAGGTTTTTTCTTGAAAGCTCTGGCCAGGGCTTCCAACTGCGCCACAGCGGCTTCGTGCATGTCTGCCGGCATTGCCCTCAAGGCATTCAGCGCGTCACGCTCTGCTGTAGTGCGAGCCTCCACCCTGTCGCCTGCTTTATCGCCTTCCCAAAGCCAATCGAGCGACACACCGCACTCCATCGCTATTTTCTGCGCATTCTTAGGCTTAGGCATGGTCCGGCCCGTCTCATATTGAGCGATAGCGCTGGACGTGACGCCGATCCTAAGCGCGAGTGCGTCCTGTGTGTAGCTGTTTTGTTCTCGTGCGGCCGCAATTCGGCGGCCGACCTCAAGGGCCTTGGTTTTCTGTTCCGGTGTCATTTCGCGGCGCTTTGGCATGGGTGCATAGGATCATGATTCCCTTAGCCCGGCTCACTTAGAGTGGTTGCGAGGCGATCCTTAGACATGCTAAGGCTCGCACATGCGTGATCCGGCTCTGGAAGAACTCCTGTCTCGACGTGGCGCTGTTAAGCGCATTGCGGAAGCGTGCGACATCAGCACAGCGGCCGTATCGCAGTGGAAGCGTGTTCCGAGGCGGCGCGTGGCCGCCGTCGCAGAAGCGTTGGGCATAGAGCCTGCACAAGTCCGGCCTGATTTGGCGCCGGAGATGGCTGCATGACCGAAGTGTACCACCGCACCCCCTCTGCTCCCATGCACGATGGCGTGATAGGCCCCGGTTACTGGACCGTTGTTGCAACGCGCCTCGGCGGGATTTGGCGATACCGCGACGGGTTCGAGAGTAAGCACCTCATCGCGGCAAGCGCGACGAATGAGATCATCGTTATGCACCGCCGGAGCGCAGAAGGCTGGCAGCTGGTGGCGCAACTCGCCGGCCCGGCCTGGCGCCGCCTCCAGGAGCGGAGCGCGCGATGAGCGAGATCACTGTGCAACGCGGATCGGAAATAGGCTCCCACCCTTTGCACGGTGCCACCGACGCGGGC